CTTGGCGATTCTTTCCGGCTTTATTGTTTCAGCAATAGGCTATCTCATTGACGATTTTGATACCGCTGAATTCTGTTTGCTGATTCTGACATTCACACTTGGCGCATTGGTTACCGCTTGCCAAAAAGACACCATTTAATCGGAGATTAGACAATGAAGACAATTCATGAAGCTGGAGACTTATCACAATATGAAGGAACCGAGTTATCACTAGTGGTGGAATTCACTTTACCGGACGGAGAGCGTACTTGTCAGGCTTTAGGAACTATCGACAAGTCTGACGTTGATTTATCGGACTATCTGAATCCCGAATTGTTTTATTCCGTTTATTTGTACGCTAAAGCCGGTGGAACACTATGTATTGCCGATTTTACCGATTTAGATTCAGCGCAAATATATTGCCATTGCATTGACGCATTGCTAGAAGTTTAACTTTCGGAGATTAGATCATGAGCATTTTCAAAACCAAAAGACAAGCGATTGACGCATTAAACAATCAACCATTCACCATTGATTGCAGATTAAGGCATGAAATTGTGCCGGTTTATAAGAGAAACCTATTAGGTGAAAAAGAATCAGACAAACCCATTGGATTTGGGTATCGCTTAAAACAAGCCGTTTAAGCCGTTTTCTGTTTTAGGGTTATCAGACTATCGGTAACCCTATTTTTTCGGCTTAAAAGCCGTTTTAAGGGGATTAGCATGGGTAAATTCAAAGATTCACTGATTCAAGATCAAGCAGTAGCAAGTACATTCCGGCATTTTGGCTATCGTGACGGACTAGCCGGTAATGTATATTTTCCGCCGGAAACAAAAGAATACGAATCCGCTTACCTTGACGGTTATTCAATCGGGCTTGCAGACAGAGCATATCAATCCAGAATCAGCAGGATGGAAACCGAAACCGATTAGAGCCGTTTTAAGCCATTGATGGGCGGTATGGTAGTCTGACTACTTACCGCCTTTTTTTCCGTCCATACGCGCCTGTATGCGCGTTTAAAGACCATAGGAGAGAGCCAATGAGCCAGCCTTCAAAAGTCCGTAGCATCTTCCCGCCCGCGCATCCGGCCACGCAGCCAGGAGCGAGACCCAAAGAGAAACCCAAAGCCACTAGCATTCTGGATCATAACTTTGACTACACGCCAGCAGTGGAAACCAATCTCGCTGCCAGATTCAAAGCAATGGGATTCAAAGCAAAACCTAAGAAACCAAAGTTTGGAAAATAACAACTGATTATTTTTTAAGCATCTATATATGCTTTTATATGGATAAAGATAATCTTAGTCGAGTAGTACTCCGAAGGAGTAGTACTTGTATATCTATATCTTTGCAAGTCTCATGCCATGTAAGTTATGCACAGGCTATCCACAGACTTATCCACAGATAGTCTTAGCCTAATGAATTACCTGACGGAATAGATATTATTCATTGTTAAAGATTATTGTTTTCAGATAACTTTGCATTGTGCAATTTCGCACAGATCAGACCCTAACCTGGGAGATTAGTATGGCCTACCTGAAAGACATAAAGCTCTGCATTGACTGTGCTTTTTACGGCAGTTTTCATGGTCAACGTGACCGCTGTATCAATCCCGAAAGAACAATCGTTAATCCCGTCAATGGTGAAGAAGTCTTTCCCCTCTGCATTTCTGAGCGTACATCTATTAGCGACAAAGGATGCGGTGATAAAGCGCAATACTTTGTCTTAAACGTTGATGCCGCCGCTGAACGTGAGGTGCGCCGCCAGCAGTTTGAAGAAGCCATGCGCGATGCACCATTCTAAGGAGTGACCATGACAGAAGAATTCAATCAATGGTGGAACTCTGAATCATTAACTACTGACAATCTTTATCCGCAAGACAGTCCGGCTTATTGGGCATGGGAAGGATGGCAAGCAGGAGTGAAGGCAGAGCGTGAGGCTTGCGCCAAAGCATTGGACTGGATGGCAGAGCAAGACAAGCTCTCCAATTACTACAAGGTAGCGGCTTTGATTATCCGCGAAAGAGGTGCGCCATGACTATCACACTAACCCGCGAGGAAGCGCAGCAGGTGCTGGATGCAATGGAAGCAATGCAGACCTACACACGCGCAGAACGCAAAGGTTTACGGATATTTGACGAAGCAATCGAAACCCTCCGCGCCAGACTTGCGCAGCCTGAACCGAAGCCGGTGGCGTGGATGTTGACAGAACTTGATGGCACTCCATTGATTGATTGTGGCGATTTGGTTGTTAAGCAGCGCCCAGTTTTAGTAAGCGACAAAACGGACTGCATACCACTCTACACCGCCCCATCACAGCGCGAATGGCAGGGGCTGACTGGTGAGGAACTGCAAGAGATTTATCAAGGCGGAGGAACTGTGCATTTTAAATTAGCAATGGCTGAAGCAAAGCTAAAGGAGAAGAACACATGACTGACAGAGAACTATTACAGCAAGCGTTAGATGCGCTTTACGAAAACACATCATATTCAATGCATGGCGATCCGCGTACTTATCAAGACCAACGCAATGATGACACTATAAAAGAACTTCAAGCCAAACTTGCGCAGCCTGAACCAGCAGAATGTGATGGTGGGCAATGTGGGATTGGTGGGTATTGCAAACAGTGTCCAAAAACACAGCTAAATAAAAAATGGATAGGTCTGACGGATGAAGAATACGAAGCAATGGCAGAAGATCACGTTACAGACTGTTATTTTGATACGTTGACGTATGCCAAAGCCATAGAAGCACAACTAAAGGAGAAGAACACATGACTGACAAAGAAGTAATGCAGATGGCGCTTGATTGGTTTCATTGGTTTCAACATGGTACAAATCCAAACGGCGCTCATGTATTAGAAGTAGAAGACGCAATACGCACCCGACTAGCGCAGCCTGAGAAAGAATGGGTAGGGCTGACGGACGCAGAGGCAGAACAGATTGTTGATGACTATTGGCATGATGTGGATATGTTTATTGAAGCCATAGAAAACAAGTTAAAGGAAAAAAATTATGACAAGTCCTAATCAAGAAGACTTTGCACCAGAAGTGCGGAATGCAGCTTGGTGGTCAGGCGATAGCCGTATGGCAGTACAAGGCAAAGCTGCTGACGTTATCTTGCAAAAGCAAGGCAAGATGCCGCCGCCTGATCTTTCCAATATTCAAGAGCTGCTGGATATGGGTAAAGTAATGGAGCCGACTATTGCTAGGCTGTTCCAAGACAAGCACCGCATTGAATTGAAGGATGCCGACTATGCACTATCACATCCGACTGAGCCGTGGCTTCGCTCTCACTTTGACTACATCAGTGCAGATGGACGAATACTCGTTGAATGCAAGAATTACAACATGGGCGTTATGTCTAAGTTTGACGAAGAAACAAATGTGGTTCCTGCTGCTGATATGGTACAGCTCATTCACGAAGCAGCGGTACATAACGTGGAGCAGATATATCTTGCAGTCCTGTTCGGTGGACAGAAGTTCCGTACCTTCCACTTTGAAATAACACCAGAGATGAAAGACGATCTGGTGAAGACAATGGCAGAACTGTGGGGATATGTCGCATCAGGAAACCTGCCAGAGCCAGAGACACTAGACGCTTGCAAGGTGGTCTATCCAACATCAACAGACGCAACCGTGATTGCTAGCGGTACGGTGGAAAAGGCTGCAACTATTCTGCGTGAGTATAAGGACAAGATAAAGCAGTTGAAGGAAGAAGCAGGGTCTTTAGAAGTGGCAGTAAAGCAGTACATGGGTACAAGGGGATCGTTAATGAGCGTTGATGGAAGAACACTTGCGACCTGGCGCAATTCTAAGGGGAGCATGAGTTTTAACGAAACGCTTTTCAAACAGGCAATGCCAGACATTTATGAAAAGTTTGTCACGGAAACGCCAGGTTCTCGCCGCTTTTTACTTAAATGAGAGGGGGATAGCAATGGAACTACGCGACCAAATCGCAATAGAAGCACTGAAAATATTTCTGATGAAAACTCAGATTAACAAGGCAGACGTATTAGCGAAGGATGCCTACCTAATTGCAGATGCAATGATCCAACAAAGGGAGATTAGTGATGAACCTAGTACCAGTGAATGACATTAAAACAATGGCAGAAGCTGTTGCCAAGTCCGGCTTGTTTGGCGTTAAGACCGCAGATGAAGCAATGGCGCTGATGCTGATTGCACAAGCAGAAGGCCAACACCCAGCGATTGCAGCAAGGGATTACCACATCATTCAAGGCAAGCCAGCGTTAAAGGCAGACGCAATGCTTGCACGTTTTCAAGCCGCTGGCGGCAAAGTCGAATGGAAGGCATATACAGATGAGTGTGTTACAGGGGTTTTTAGTCATCCTTCTGGTGGTTCTATTACTGTGGATTGGACTATCCGTCAGGCGCAGGGTATCGGACTCGTTAAGCCAGGGTCAGGATGGATTAAATATCCTAGAGCCATGCTTAGAAGCCGGTGCATTAGCGAAGGTATTCGCGCCGTTTACCCAGGGTGTGTGGTTGGAACCTATTCAGTCGAGGAAGTTCAAGACTTTGACGATAAGCCGACAAAGACTGAATCACCTAAGGTCAAAGACATGGGAGCCGCCGAAGTCGTTGAGGAAATTAAACAGGCAAAGGTAGAAGGTGGCAATTTTTTGCCGCTGTTCGTGCCGGACAAGGACAATCCTGGAGCAGCAGTGGAACACGGCAGGTCTACGGATTTAGAAAGCTGGGAGATTTCCTTCCACGACATAGTTCACAAAATAAAGGCAAGCCAAGCATTAAATGACGAAGCCAAGCGAGACAAGCTCAAGCGCCTGAAAGAAGTTAATCACGGCATTATCGACACATTAGATGCAGCAACCAAGATGCGCGTAATCGCAGCATCGAATTCGTTGGAGGAAATATGAAACAGCATAAACAAGAGCCAGGCAAGGGCGTTCTTTACATGAACGACAAGCGCAAGGAAGGAAACAAGCAGCCGCATTACAAAGGTGGATTCACTGCCAGTAAAGACATTGCTGCTGGTGAGTGGGTGAAGATGGCAGCATGGAAGTATCCAACCCAAGTAGGCGATTTGATTAGTCTTGCTGAAGATAACTTCCAGCCTGATCCTAATTACCAGAAGCCTAAGGAGCTATCTAAGCCTAGAGAATCCAAACCATTTAATGATGATGAGATTCCCTTCTAATGGCAAAACTTAGCCCAACACAAAGAAGCCTGGAGTATCTGCGAGAGCAGGGTTATCACGTTGAGATTGTCGAGAAGTGGAATCACTGGGCAAGGATACGCCAGGACTTGTGGGGCTGGTGCGATCTGCTGGCGCTGAGAAAGAATGAAGTGCTTGCGGTACAAGTCACAGCATCAGCAGTCGCAACCCGCATCAAGAAGATTCAGGACTCTCCGACAGTGCAGTTTGTCAGGGATGCTGGGATCAGAATAGAAGTACACGGATGGCGCAAAAACGCCAAAGATGAATGGGTGATTAGAGTGGAGGATATATCATGAAACGCGATCCTAAGATTCATAAAGATTTAATTATTGCCTGGGCTAATGGCGCTCAAATTCAAAAAAGGGGCGTAATGGATGAATGGATAGATTGCGATCCAGAATGGTGGGCGCAAAGCAAATATCGAATTAAGCCAATTAATAAGCCGGACAAACAAATAATGTTTTGTTTAGAAGCCAATTCAGTCACTGGTTTAAAGTTTAGAGATTCTTCAATGGAATCTTTTATAGATGGCGCTCAATACATTTATGTGACTTTTCATGGGGAAACAAACAACATAAAAAAAGTGGAGATTGCTAAATGAATGCAGCCCAAATAGATAAGTCAGATCGTCTTCAGAAAGTCGCAAAACTTTTGGGGCGGGGAGGCGAATATACAACTATGGAAATTATCCAGAAAGCAGGGGTGTGTGCAGTCAACAGCATCATCTCTGAGCTAAGACAGAACGGATATGAGATTAGTTGTGAGCGCCGCGCAGACAAATGGTTTTATAGGATGAACAAATGACAAAAATATTTATAGCCACACCAATGTACGGTGGGCAGTGCTTTGGCTTCTATGCTCAGTCGTTGATGCAGCTTAACAACCTGCTACGCGACAAAGAAATACCCAGCATGATGAGCTTCATGTTCAACGAGAGCCTGATTACTAGGGGCAGGAACGCGCTGGCGCATGGCTTCATGAAGACAGACTGCACCCACTTGATGTTTATTGACGCAGACATTCGCTTCAATGCCAATGACGTAATCCCAATGATTGAGGCCGACAAGGACATTATCTGCGGCATCTATCCTAAAAAGGAAATCAACTGGAACAGTGTCAAACGTGCAATGGATGCTGGCGTTGCTAACGATCAACTCAAACACCATACCGGCAGCTTTGTGGTGAACCTGGTGGACTACGCTGGTGAGGTAACAGTGCCAGTCAATGAGCCAGTGGAGATATTCAACGGCGGCACAGGATTCATGCTGATTAAGCGAGAAGTGTTTGAGAAGCTGGCTGCTGCTGTTCCTGAGTATACCAATGACGTTACTGATCTGGCGGGAACTCTTGGGGCAGAGAAAATAAAAGAATACTTTGCGACAAGCATAGAGCCAGGAACGAACCGGCTTTTGTCAGAGGATTATCACTTCTGCAAAATCTGGCGAGACATTGGTGGCAAGGTTTACGCAGCACCGTGGGCGCATCTCTCACACATTGGCAGCTATGTGTTTGAGGGTGCGCTGCTTTCATCACCATAAGGAGGAGCAATGAGTAGAAACCCAGAACTCTATATGCAAGCAAATCCGCTGCTTGATTATTTGAGGAAACTTTCAGGATGCAAGTCGGACGCAGCACTTGGTGCGCTGCTGAACATTTCAAATCCGACACTAAGCAAAATGCGGCATAAGAAAACCACGTTGTCACCAACAGTGATTCTAGCTATTCATGAAAAGCTAGATGTTCCAGTAGTAACTATTCGTCAACTTCACTCAGAGGGGGAAACATGAAATACTTATTCGCACTTTGGCTGGCAGTCGCAGCACCAATGGTTTATGCGGCTTGCACTTACAACACCTATTGCAGCAATGGTCAGTGCGTTTATTGCACTACCTGTTGCTATGGTGGGAACTGCAACACTACCTGCAATTAACGAGAACGTGGCTTCCTTGCTGTCTTTGCAGAACGGACAAAGGCTTCCTTAGTTGGGTAGCCTTTTTCTCCAGGACGCTTGGGCGGCAAGCCCTTCTCACGGCGCTTGTTGATATTGTAGTAAAGACCTTTTTTCATTTCAGCCCCCAAAAGTATAAGTCGTTAGCCGTATAGTCAGCTATAAATTCATATACTTTAAATGCGCTGAGATCACATTCCTGGCGCACATCTTCTTCCGTCAGGTTGCGGTAGTAATCTCCGCAGAAAGGAGCGTCATGGGGCGTTGTTCGCCTTGTGCCATGCTCTTCCCTTCCCGTCGTAGCGCAGCTAAAGAATACGAGCTTGCTTGCCATGCGCGTCATGTTTGCAAATGTTTTAGCCCACTCAGGGTTATGCTCAAAACATTCACAGCTTGCAACCACATCAAATGTTCCGTCGCTATACGTCAGTTCTTCGCCTCTAGCAACCAGGTCAACATCACGACCTTCACCAATATCCACACCAATGTAATTGCACTGCTGGAAGAACTGGCGAATAGAGCCGTTGATATTGAGACTGCCTATTTCTAAGACATTCGTTCTAACAAATAACTCTGGGAACTTTTGGCTTAGTTTTGCTACAAAATCTATTTGTTGCGGGTGACTCATCAGCGACACTTCCAACGTCGCATAGATGCTTTCGCACGTTCAGAGTTCTTAGACTTGCGTACCACGCCAGCCATACGAGCGCAGAAAGACTTACGTCTAGCAGCTTCACCTTTGCTTGGCTTACTGCTTGTCACTGGTGGGCGAAGGTTGCTGCCTGTTTCACGGTTGTACTTCTCTCTGCCCTTCTCAGTCAGGCCAGCACCGCGAGAGACTGATAGCTTCTCGCCACGACCTACCGCCAGGCTTACACCTTTCTTAGCCATCACTGACCTCTTTGCATCATTTGCAACATCAATTCTTGTCTGCGCCTTTCCATAGCGTCGCGCAACATATCTGCTTTTATCTCATTGAAGTATGCGCTACGAGCTTGTGCAGCTTTTTCGGCTTCTTCAATAGATGGAAAGTTTGGGTATCTAAATCCTTTTGCTGCTTGTTCTTGTACGTTTTGACGAATCACATCAAATTCAGTTTTGGGATCGTAAATCCTGCCGCCATAAATGCTGGGAACATTATAGAAACCCTCGCCTGGCAAACCTAAATCCTTTGCCGATTCAGTAATAGAAAGCTCTGTATGAGGATTTTCAAAGTCACCCTCCTCAAACACGATTGGCCTATCCATTTCAATGGGAAAGCCAGCGGGGTCTAACGTTTCTTTGTTAGGCAATCTTCGCTCCTTCTCGCAACTTGGCTAGTGTCAGGCCACCTGTGTATTGAAAGTGCGGAAACTCTTTAAACCGCTTCCAATCACCAGCCCACTCCAAACCGCATTTCTTTCCTATTTGTCCAATAATTTGCCATACAGGGTCTTTGGAATCCCAGACTGGTTTCCCGTTACGCAGAGGAACAACATCAAAGGCACAGCGATAATTATGAAAAGACTGACCAGCGCGAGCATTGGTTACGATCTTTCCTGGCTTAGTGCGCCCTTGTGCATATAACGCCTCCTGACTAGCATTGTCGCGGTAAGTGCTAGTCACCAACAAATCTATGCCAGCAGCGTAGCAATCCTTAATCATCTTCTCTGCGCGAGACTTAACTGGCGGTAGAAGGTCACTAAGGCTGCGTGAGTTAATCACTTGTTGTCAGGAGTCAGAATGCCAATCAGACCAGCCAAACCCAGGCCAGCAGTCACGATAGCTTCAGCGACCTGTGGAGCGATAGGCACACCGATAGCAGTCAGAAAGAGGATAGCGCCACGCCAAGTGGACGATTCTCTAGCACGATCAAGAATGTACTGTTTCATATTCCTTCTCCTGGAGTAATGTACAACTCAGCATTATTGTGTGGGGCAATAATACGAACAAAGACTGTTTTGGTTGGGCTTACTTGGGGGCCTGTAAACACCTTTTCCGAATACGGAGGAATTGCAACGACTGGTGCGCCATTAGAAGTCGGAATGCTTGCCGTAATGTTTGAGGTCTGCCCGTAAGCAACAAATACAGGATAGTCTTTACTTGTGTTAAACACTAAGTATTGGTTTACAGGACTAACAGCCGTAATAGAAACGACGTTTCCTTGGGTATTGGCAGATGAGGCAACTGCAACCACGCAGTTACCCATAGGCTGAAAAGCAATGTTATTAGCCATCAGTACACCTTTTTGCCATCACCTACTGTGGGGCTGTTCTTACGGTCACTAGATCCACCAAAGCACCACTGAGCTTGGAAGCCGCCCTTAGGGAGCGTACCTGACTTGTAATAGGGATCACCGCCGCTGGTTGCGTCAGACGGAATCTGTGGGCGCGTTGCTACGCCTTTCTGTTGATTACTCTCCTGATACTTTTTCATCTTTCATACTCCTATCTCTACGCAAAACCAAAAATGTAAATATGGAAAAGACTGTTAAGGAGACTAATCTTTCCCACTGCGGTTCATACATCGACCAACAGCCTATCGCAAACACCAGCAGTAAAGCTATAACCGTCAGCAACCTTTCGCTAATGACAGACAATGCCAATCTGACAATTTGAATTGCATCCATGAGTATCCCCTTTGATAATAAATGGTACTCATATCATACTACTCATCATCATCATTGGCAAAGCCCATGCCCCAATCATCAGAGTCAGCCTTGAGCTTGATTGCTTCCAGCTTGAGCGCACGAT